CAAATAGCCGGATTGCAGCAGTACGTCAGAGAGCAATGTTTGAAATAAAATTCTGGAAAGTTAATTAATACCATTGAAAACTGTGTTTTTGTCCCGATTTACTTTATTGCGAATGGTCGCAAAGTTGAAATCATGGAGTTGGTATGAATGCTAATGAAGCAAAAGTCAGAATTGCAGAACTGGCCGCATCCTTAACTAAGCTTGAAATGGAGAAAAGGCCTGCCCATTTCATGACAACTGATGCCGTAGATGCTTCCTTTGTTAAGCACTACGACATTATTTTCAGTAAAGTTACAGAGCAGGAAAGCTAAAAGCATCAAAGGCCGTCTACGGGCGGTTTTGTATGCAGTCATTACAGAAGCCACTCCCTGAGCGGCTTCGATAATGGTTCAGGCTATAAGCTCCTGGAACTTTTGTTCGGCCTCTTCAATATTTGAGCAAACAATATTGGCTTCAATCTTTAATTGGCTGCCGTCAGCCGATTTCCATATGTTCCCAACGTGATGCTTTATCACGTCGCCCTTTTCCAGTTGAACATCATCAGGTGATCGTAGGGCAGAAAAGAATCTGCCGCCATCGCTTTTAAACAAGTAGGCAATCAGGTGAGCACCTACGATTTCATGCTTTTTGATAACTTCATAATGCATCACATCAACCATTCTTCCTCCTTGGAATAAAACATGGCACTCACCGACAAACAAGAAATGTTCTGTCGCGAGTGCCTCATCGATTTGAACGCCACGCAAGCGGCAATTCGGGCGGGGTACAGCGAAGCTTCATCGCGTAACCAAGCGCACCGCCTGATGACAAATGACGACATTTTGCAGCGTATCGCAGAATTGAATCACGATCGACTCAAGCGCACCAATATTAACGCTGACTACGTGCTCAGGCAGGCGGTAAAGCTTCATGAGCGTTGTATGCAGGAAGTCGAGCCGCTAACAGATCGTCGTGGTGAAGAGATTACTGACGAGCAGGGGCGGACGGTTTATGGCTTTGATGCTAAGGGCGCGGTGGCATCTCTCAAGCTGATTGGCGATCACATTACTGTTCAGGCTTTCAAGCAGCAAACCGCCACCGAAATCACAGGTGCTGATGGTGCGCCGCTAAAAGTCGACGTGACAAGCATGACGCCACAGGAAGCAGCTGAGCAATATAAAAAGATTATGGGCTAGAGGGCCACGGAGGCCCTTTTTTAGTATTAATCCTCAGAAACTATTACTAATTGTCCTGCTTCGAAAGCACCATCTTTTAAGTCGGTGCCAACAAACCATTGGCAAATCCATCCGCCTTTATACATGTTGTATCCTTTTACCGTCATGTCAGGGCCGCCTGATTTCAAACGCACTACATCACCGGTTTGCCATTGCTGTGACATAAAATATCCTTATTGAATTGAGCGCAAAGTGCGCAGATGCAATATGCGATTATTTCCTTTTTTGGTCAAGATAGGTTTGTATGCCAATTCCATTTCCGTTTGACTTCAAGAGCCCGGATTACACTCAGGTTTTTGAGTGGCGGATGGAAAGGCTACAGCGCATCCGCGCTAACCCTGAAATGTTACCCGCGCTTAAGGCGTTCTACCGCGACCACCCGGCTCAGTTCATCATTGACTGGGGGATGACGACGGACCCGCGAAACCTCGATTACGGACTGCCTGTGACCATTCCATTCCTGCTCTTCCCTAAACAGGAAGAGTGGATTGACTGGATTATGGATCGCCGTCGCGGCATGGAGAATGGCATCACTGAGAAGAGTCGCGAGATGGGCCTCAGCTGGACATCAATTGGCCTCGCATGCTCTCTCTGCCTGTTCAATAAAGAAATGGTGATTGGCTTCGGCTCCCGTAAAGAAGAGTACGTAGACAGCACCGGCGACCCAAAGGCTCTGTTCTGGAAGGCACGCAAGTTTGTAGAAACACTTCCGGTTGAGTTCCGGGGCAGTTGGAGCGAAAAGAAGCACGCCCCATACATGCGCGTTGAGTTTCCTGATACCGGCGCAGTGCTCAAGGGTGAGGCAGGCGACAACATTGGTCGCGGTGACAGAACCACTCTGTACTTCGTGGATGAGGCAGCATTTCTGCAGCGTCCACTGCTCATCGATGCCGCCCTATCTCAGACGACTCGCTGTCGTATTGACCTGTCATCTGTGAACGGGATGTCGAACCCATTCGCACAGAAGCGCCACGGCGGAAGAATTCCAGTGTTTACATTCCACTGGCGAAGTGACCCACGCAAAGATGATGCCTGGTATCAGAAAGAGTGCGCGAAAATCGATAACCCTGTTGTTGTGGCGCAGGAACTGGACCTCAACTACTCCGCATCAGCTGAGGGCGTGCTCATCCCTAACGAGTGGGTGCAGGCAGCTGTAGATGCTCACATTAAACTGGGCATATCACCAACTGGAAAACGCCTGGGAGCGATGGATGTCGCAGACGAAGGCAGAGATAAAAATGCCTTTGCACGACGCTACGGATTTTTGCTTGAAGAGGTTGATGAGTGGTCTGGCGTTGGCAGTGACATTTACAGCTCTGTAGTGAAGGTCTTCGGCCTGTGCGATCACAACAACCTCGAAGAGTTCCGGTTTGATGAGGATGGCTTGGGTGCCGGGGTGCGTGGCGATGCAAAAGCCATTAACGAGCTGCGCCAGCCTGAAGGCAGGCCATATATCCTCGCCACGCCATTCCGAGGCAGCGGTTCAGTGTTCGATCCTGAAGGCGAAGCTGTAAAAGGCGACAATGGGCAGCCATCGCGACTCAACAAAGACTTCTTCGCCAACTCCAAAGCACAGAGTTGGTGGCACCTACGCAAGTTATTCAGAAACACCTTCCGAGCTGTCAATGGGATGGAATTCAACCCTGATGAAATTATCTCGCTCAGTAGCGGAATCACCAATAAAGACAAGCTGATCATTGAACTATCCCAGCCGACCTACTCAATCAACGGGGTGGGGAAAATCGTCGTGGACAAGCAGCCAGACGGCACCAAGTCACCTAACCTGGCTGACTCAGTGATGATCAGTTATGCACCTATGGAAACCACGCTCGATATCTGGGCGCAACTTGGGAAAGGCTGAATATGTCCGAAACAGAAAGCATGTCGCAGCCTGTACCAACGCGTGACAGCTATGAAAACTTCATTGCCCGAATGGGCGTCAACGAGTCGAACCAGTCTGGCGCTGGCACCTACCGCAACAACTGGACATCTCGCAACCGCCTCCTGATTGAACAGGCCTACCGCACGTCATGGCTGGTTGGCGCTGGCGTTGATGCAATCCCTGATGATATGACCCGCAAGGGTGTGACCATCACATCCAAGCTTGAAGATGGCCGCAAGAAGCAGCTTGATAACTCCTGGGATGAGATGGGGCTATGGGAAGCAATCAATGACACGCTGAAGTGGGCGCGCCTCTACGGTGGCGCTGTAGGCGTCATCCTGATTGATGGGCAGAACTACTCAACGCCGCTGCGCGTCGAGACAATTGCCAAAGACTCCTTTAAGGGCGTGATGGTGATGGACCGCTGGATGCTCAATGCAATGACCGAGCGCCGTGTGAGCGAACTGGGGCCGGACTTCGGCATGCCCGAGTTCTACAAGGTGGTGACTTCAGCTACCGGCATCCCGCCGTGGCGCATTCACCACTCCCGCCTGATTCGCTTTGATGGCATCCCGCTTCCGTATCAGCAGCGACTGACTGAAAACGACTGGGGCATGTCGGTGATTGAACGCTGCTTTGATCGCCTCCTGGCTTTCGACTCCACGACAACCGGCGTTGCTCAACTGGTATACAAAGCTCACTTGCGCACCTACAGCATTGATGGCCTGCGTAAGCTTCTGGCGATGGGCAAAGACAGCCCGATGTTCAAAGGTCTGATGTCGCATATGGACATGATCCGCGAGTATCAGAGCAACGAAGGCATGACCATCATGGATGCGGCCGACAAGTTCGAGGCGCACACCTATTCGTATGCCGGTCTCAGCGATGTGCTGGCGCAGTTTGGTCAACAGGTATCAGGTGCGTTCGGTATCCCTCTGGTGCGCCTGTTCGGTCAGTCTCCTGCCGGGTTCTCTACCGGCGATACCGACCTGGCTAACTACTACGACAACGTGTCCACCCAGCAGGAGCGCAAGTTACGCCGACCTATCCGCAAGCTGTTTCAGGTTCTGCACATGAGCCTGTTTGCATCACCACTGCCTGATGACTTCACTTTCGAGTTTAACGAGCTGTGGCAGACGCCTGACAGTGAGCGCGCCGACACCGCAACGAAGGTTGTGGCCGCAACTGTCCAGGCTGTTGACGCCGGTCTGATGACTGAGAAAGCCGGCGCCATGCATCTGCAGGAAACTGCGCGGGTAACCGGCATTGGCTCAACCATCAGCGACGAGGATATCGATAATGCCAGTGACCTCCCGCCGCCGAGCGAGAAAGACCTCATTAACGTCGAAGCCACCGAACCTGAAGCGCGCCGAGAGGCAGCTGGGAACACAGCTACGACAGATAGCGCAGGCAGTGGGCGCGATAGTCGAGGGTTCTTACGATGGTTCAAATGACAGCGTAACGGACATTCTAGACAGACTTGATCGCTACGCCGACCTGATAGAGCCATGGTCTGAAGCAGTATCGAAGCGCCTGATAGACACGCTGGAGATTGCCGACGATGCGATGTGGCGTGAAAGATCTTATCAAATTTCTGCCGGTCTGCGTGACCTGATGGCTGGCAGTCAGGGGATGGTCACCCGCAGCATCATTCAGGAGCAGGTGAAGCTGTTCAAGTCATTGCCGCTCGAAGCCGCCGACCGCGTTTATGACATTCACAACCAGGCGATTGAGGCCGTGGTATCCGGCAAGCGCTCCAGTGAGCTGAAGAAAGAAATCATGCGAACCGGCGAAGTGACCGAGGCGCGAGCACGCACCATTGCCCGCACTGAGGTTGGACGGGCATCTACCGCAATAACTCAAGCGCGCTCAACTGCAATCGGCTCACGCGGCTATATCTGGCGCACAGCCGATGACAGCGACGTGCGCCACTCCCATAAGCAGATGGAAGGCAAGTATTTGGATTGGTCAAAACCGCCCACGTTGGACGGTATGACCGGCCACGCTGGCCAGTTTCCAAACTGCCGCTGCTACTGCGAAGTTGTGGTATCAGAGCCTGCTTTCTTGGCTGGAACTAAAAGTGTGCAAAGTGACAAAAATATCCATATACCACCTGCAATAAATAAAAAGTATATAACATGAGGCCATTTTTCATTCGGATATGAATACATCATAGTAAGAAGGGCATCAATTATTCCTGCCGCAATAGGTGATAAGGCAGTGCCTAATGTAACTAAGCGAGAATTATATGAGGTTTTAAAACCTCCCTTCCGGTCATATGCCACTGTCGCCATGACAATTAATGCATACAGAATGTTTAGTATTATCAATGCCCAACTTTGCTGGTCTGCTTTTAACCAGAGAAATAAAAATACATATCCAACCGTGCTCAAAAAAGCGAAAAGTATAGCTGACCATGTGTAATTCTTAGGACACTTCATGTGGTTATTTCCTTATAGATAATCTTTGAAAGACTACTAAAGCTTAAAGAGAGCTTGCATGCAATATTTCTTCACTACCCGCCTCGGCAACACTCGTTTTGAGATGGCCGATGGCTCGCTGCTGTGCAAAGACGTACCGATTGCCCGCACCGGCGCGCAGGTTTACGACGAAAGCGAACTCCCTGGCATTATCGGCGATGACGACGGTGAGATTGTCGTGACGCGTGATGCTGACGAAGTATTCCGGCCTGAAACTCTCGCATCCTTCGAAGGCATGGCCTTCACGCTGGGTCACCCTAAGGACATGGTCAATCCGGGCAACTGGAAAGAGCACGCGCATGGGCATATCCAGAACGTCCGGCGCGGCACCGGCGATCAGTCAGACTT